ACATTGTGACTCCCGAAGATTGGGAGATCATGGCTGATCACATTCAGTATGACTTCCTGTATGACAATCACTTTGCTGAACTCAAAGATGCTGAGTTGATGCAAGGTAGATTGGATCTGGTTGCACAAGCAGAACCTTATATCGGTAAGTATTACTCACAGGATTATGTCAGAAGACAAATTCTTCGTCAGACTGATGAAGAAATTCTGGAGCAGGATTATCTGATTGAGAAGGAGATTGAGGAAGGTGTGATTCCTGATCCAAATGCTCTTGCTGAAGCTCCACCTGAAGCACCTGGTCAACCTGGTGCAGTTCCTGATGCAATGGGATCTGGAGGATCACCGCTGGAACCCGAAGCACCTGAAGCTCCCGAAACTCCCTCTGGAGGGGAGATCTAAATAAGACTGTAGATTATTACTTTTTACAATGCCTGCGATGGACGACCTTATGAATTTGCTGGTGCAGGATGATCCCTCATCAGCACAAATTAGTGATCAAATCAAAGATATTCTCTTTGCCAAGAGTGCAGAGAAAATCGAAGCAATCAGACCAGAAGTTGCTGCTTCAGTGTTTGATGATGGATCTGATGTGGATTTCGATGACTCAGAAGAACCTGTGGAATTCGAAACTGATGTAGATCTGGATGCTGAAGTAGAAGAAGAATAAATAACTAGATAAGAATATTGTTATCTGAATAATGGCTGCCCTTAAACCAGTTGGTGTAAACACCACACTTTCAACAAGCGGAACCGCTTCAACATCAATTCCAATTGCACAGCAATCTGATGCAATTCGTGTTGCATGTGAGGGGGCTGGTGTTCACGTCAAAGTTGATGGTGATCCAGTTGCAACTGCACTTGATTACTATGTAACAACAGGGGAACCCGAAACAATCAGTATCGGTCCTGTTCAGTCACAGAGAGTTGTTGGAATCACCACTGGTGCAACCACAATAATTGATTTCCCAGAAGGAACTGGTTGTCCTTTTGCTGTTGGTGAATACGTTTCACTGACAGTCGATGGACAAAGTGACCTTGACTTTGAACACCAACAGATTGCATCTATTAATAATACCTCCAACGTTGGTGGTTATTACAACACAAGATGCACAGTTTCCTATGATTCTGCATCTGTAACAACTGTGTTCAATGGGGTATCAGCAACCTTGAGAAAATCAATCAAGGTTTCTGTGGTAACAAATTCTGGAACAGGCACAGCCTTTATTCAACAAGTTCAAGATTCCTGAGGCACCATGAAACTAATCAGAGAAGAAATCGAATCAGTAGACTTCATTATCGAAGAAAAGAACGGTAAGAAGTCCATGTTCATCGAAGGCATCTTCCTGCAAGGTGACCTCAAGAACAGAAACGGAAGAATGTATCCAATGGAAACTCTGAGAAGAGAAGTCCAGAGATACACCGAAAACCACATCGAGTCAGGAAGAGCACTTGGTGAACTCGGTCACCCCGATGGTCCAACCGTCAACCTTGACCGTGTTTCACACAAGATCGTTTCCCTGAAAGAAAACGGTTCTAACTTCATCGGTAAGGCTAAGATCCTTTCGACCCCAATGGGTAAGATCGCTGAGTCACTTATCGGTGAAGGTGTAAAGCTTGGAGTTTCTTCAAGAGGTATTGGTTCACTGAGACCAACTCGTGAAGGTGTCAACATTGTTGGCGATGACTTCATGCTTTCAACTGCTGCTGATATCGTAGCAGATCCTTCCGCTCCCGACGCTTTTGTTGAGGGAATTATGGAAGGTAAAGAGTGGGTTTGGGATGGTGGAATTCTGCGCGAAAACCTCGCAAAGAAAACCTACAAGCAAATCAACACTCTTGTCACCCAGAAACAACTGGACGAGAAGAAGTTGGACCTGTTCAACAACTTCCTGAACAGTTTGTAAAGTGTGCATTTATAAATAAATAAAGATTAAGTATAGAGCTTTATCGGAGTTACAAATGTCTCGCGGAGATTTACAAGAAATGGAGCAATCCAAAACTGCTGTGAACGCAAATGCCAAGCCCGCTGAGGCTCAAGGCAAACTGTCCCTCACAACCCCTGGTCAGAGTGCTTCTTACGAAGACCTGGGTGGACCTACCCCAGAAAACTACAGCCCCACTAACGATTCGGCCAAGATCAAAGAGCCTAAGATCAAGACTGTTCACGATGTTGTGAACAAGAATGCTAAGGCTGGCGATCCTATCGACACCTCGAAGAAGAACACCTACGGCGAAGAAGCCGAAGAGGAAGTTCTGGAAGATCAAGAGGTTGTTGCTGAAGAGCAAGTTGAAGAGGAAGTAGCTGAGTATGACATCGACGAAGATGTCAATGCTCTCCTGGGTGGTGAGGAGCTCTCCGAAGAATTCAGAGAGAAGGCTAAGGTTGTTTTCGAAGCCGCTCTGAACTCTAAAGCTCAGGAAATCGAAGAAATGTTGGTTTCCCAATACGAAGCTGCCCTGGCTGAAGAAGTTGAAACACTGAAGACTTCTTTGGTAGAAAGAGTTGATAGCTATCTTGAGTACGTCTGCGAAGAGTGGATGACCGAGAATGAACTGGCTATCGAGCATGGTCTCAAGACTGAGATGACCGAATCATTCCTGGCTGGAATGAAGGGTCTTTTTGAAGAACATTATGTAACAATCCCTGAAGACAAATATGATGTACTTGAGAGCATGGTAGAAAAACTTGATGATATGGAAGAAAAACTCAATGAGCAGATTGAGAAGAACATCGGACTGAATAAGAGACTCGCTGAGTCCACAGCCGATTCAATTCTTGATCAGATTTCTGAAGGCCTCGCTGCTACTCAGAAAGAGAAGCTCGCTTCACTTGCCGAAAGTGTTGAGTTTGAAAGTGAAGACGAATATCGTGAAAAGCTGGAAACCCTGAAGGAGTCATACTTCTCCAAGGCTCCCGCTGCCAAATCTGAAGCCCCACAAACACTCTCTGAGGGTGTAGACAGCACTGTTGCTCCTAACAGCAATAGCATGGATGCTTATCTCAGATCACTGGGTGCATTCAGAAAAGCCTGAACTTAACATTAAATTCAAACAAACAAGAGGTAAAAGCAAATGTTCCAATCAGAACATCTGCAGGAAAAGTGGAGTCCACTTCTCGACTATGAAGGCCTTGATCCCATCAAGGACAATCACAGAAGAGCTGTAACCGCTGTCCTGCTCGAGAACCAAGAAAAGTTCCTCCGTGAGGAATCTGCATTTAACTCAGGTATCAACCTGATGGAAACCCCAACCAACAGCGGTAACGCTGCTGGTGCTTCAGGTGGTTTCGGTGGCGGTGCTGACGCTGCTGGCCCTGTTGCTGGTTTCGACCCCGTTCTGATCTCTCTGATCAGACGTGCAATGCCTAACCTGGTCGCTTATGACCTGGCTGGTGTTCAACCAATGAGCGGTCCTACTGGACTGATCTTCGCAATGCGTTCACGCTACTCTTCACAGAGTGGTTCGGAAGCACTGTTCAACGAAGCCGATTCCGCCTTCTCAGGTCAGGATGACGGTTTCGACCTCACCGCTGGTTTCTCCGACGTTAACGCTGGTCTGGGTACAACTGCTCAGTCTGGTACTAACCCATCGGTCCTGAACCCTGTAGGTACTGCCACCTCAACCGCCTATGACGTTGGTCAGGGAATGGTTACAGGTGACGCTGAGAACCTGGGTAACGGAACTGGTAACCAGTTCAACGAGATGGCCTTCTCGATCGAGAAAGTCACCGTAACCGCCAAGTCAAGAGCCCTGAAGGCTGAGTACTCACTGGAACTCGCCCAGGACCTCAAGGCTATCCACGGTCTGAACGCTGAAGCCGAACTGGCTAACATTCTTTCGACCGAGATCCTGGCTGAGATCAACCGTGAAGTCATCAGAACCATCTATAAGGTTGCTGAGCAAGGTGCCGTTTCGAACACCGCCACCGCTGGTGTATTCGACCTCGACATCGACTCCAACGGTCGTTGGTCTGTTGAGAAGTTCAAAGGACTTCTGTTCCAGATCGAAAGAGACGCTAACGCTATCGCACAGAGAACTCGTCGCGGTAAGGGGAACATGGTTCTGTGTTCCGCTGACGTTGCTTCGGCTCTGACCATGGCTGGCATCCTGGATTACACCCCAGCTCTGAACGCCAACCTGAACGTTGACGACACTGGCAACACCTTCGCTGGTACCATCAACGGTAAGTTCCGCGTCTACATTGACCCATACGCCGCTAACCTGGCCGCTGCTAACACAGCTACCGATTCAGGTAACCAGTACTACGTCGTTGGTTATAAGGGTTCTTCACCTTATGACGCTGGTCTGTTTTATTGTCCTTATGTTCCTCTCCAGATGGTTCGTGCCGTCGGTCAGGACACCTTC